AAAAAAACATTTTTAAATAACATGAGCGAAGAAAAAACAATCACCAGTGTGTTGAAGGAAGCAACCGAAGGCATCCTCACAGAGGAAGCTTTGAGCGAGATCGAAGCAGTGTTCGAACAATCGATCAACGAGCGAGTCGCGTTGCATGTGGAAAAAGCGTTAGCAGAGCAAGATGAAGATCATGCTGACAAGCTAGAGAAACTTCTGGAAGCCATCGACACGGATCACACAGCCAAACTCAACAAGTTAGTTGACGCGATAAATCATGACCACGCTGACAAGCTCGCTCAAGCAGCTAAAAAATTTAATCAAACACTGAACGAAGATGCTGACACATTCAAAAAAGAACTTGTCGGTAACATCAGCAACTATCTTGATCTGTATCTTGAAAAAACTATTCCAGCTGAAGATATCAAAAAAGCCATGAGAAACACATCGGCTGTGAAGATGCTTGGTCAATTACGTGAAGCGCTTGCTGTTGACAACGCACTCAGTAAAAAATCTATTCGTGGTGCAGTCAAAGATGGTAAGACCAAGATTGACACTCTTTCTAAAGAAACACAACAGCTACAGGAGAGCAACGAGAAACTAGCTCATGAGTTGACACTTGCTAAATCTCAACTAGTGTTGGAACACAAGACTGCTGGCCTTCCAGCAAGCAAGAGAAAATACATGTTCAAGGTGCTTGGTAACAAAACACCAAAATTTATTGAAGAGAATTATGACTACACACTCAAGTTGCTTGAGAAAACAGAAGAACAACGTCTGGAAACATTCAAGAAAGAGGCAACAGAAAACAAACCTAAAGTTGATCGTGTCGCCAAAACGCAAGTGATTGCGGAGAAGACCGAACAACAACCAGTAGTCGAACAACAAGTTTCAGAACCAGCTAATCCATTGCTAGACAATTACATGGCTGAACTGAAAAGAACCTGATTTTATCAATCATTTTACGTTGAGGTTATATAACCTGAGTCAAAGCAAACAAGGAGAATCAAAACTATGTCAGTAAAACCTTCCCTAGCATACATCGACCAGGATCGCGCAAGCGCTCTCTTGGAAAAATGGAACCCTGTGTTGGATTACACTTCTGATAATGTAGCAGCGATCGAGAACGATCACGACCGTCTCAATACCGCCATCCTCTTGGAAAACCAAGAATCATGGTGTTTGAACGAAGCTAATGTGGCTGGTGGTGGTGGAGTGTTTGGACAAAGCAGTGCCGGTATCGGTAGTGCCACCACAAACCTTCCCCGTGCTGGTGACAATTACGCAACCGGAGACAGTCGTCTTCCCAAGATCCTCATTCCGATGATTCGTCGGACATTCCCTGAGTTGATCACAAACGAAATCGTTGGTGTTCAGCCCATGAGTGGTCCTGTTGGTCTTGCGTTCGCACTTCGTTACAAATACGAGTCCGACTACCTCGGTAGTGGTGGCCAAAATGTTAACGACAGCAACAACACAAGCACCAATCCTGTCACCGCAAGTGATGGAAAAGAAGTCGGATACAACTACCTTGACACACGCTTCACAAGAACCAGCTCTTCTGAGCTTAGTGGTAACAGTGATTTCGCTTTCGGTGACGGAGACGATGGTGTGGCAAAGCTTCTCAAGGACTTTGAACTCACAAGTAACATTCCTCAAATGGAAGTTTCTTTCGAGAAAACAGCTGTTGAAGCTGGAACAAGGCGCCTGGGAGCAAAATGGAGTGTAGAACTTGAGCAAGATCTCAAGAACATGAATGGTATCGATATCGACACTGAATTGACAAACGCTATGTCGTATGAAATTCAGGCTGAAATCGACCGTGAAATGCTCATGAGAATGGTTCAAGTGGCCCTCAACGCAGGATCCGGAAGTGGCTACAGTTCATGGCAACCCTCCACAGCTGATGGACGCTGGCTCGCAGAACGTAATCGCGATCTATACGCCAAGATCATTGTAGAAGCTAACCGTATTGCTATTCGTAACCGTCGTGGTGCAGCTAACTTTTTAGTTGCTACACCCAAAGTTGCCGCCATCTTGGAAATGCTCCCTGAATTTCAGTGGATGCAAGTTCAAGGCAACGTCAACACACAACCGGTTGGAATCGCTCGTGTTGGTAATCTTGGTGGTCGTTTCAACGTATACCGTGACACACGGACTGAAGCTCAGTACCTCGGCAATGCCGGATCTGGAACTCCTGGATACCAAACACCTGGAAATGGAACACCTCGTTCGAGCGAGTTGAACTATGTTCTTTTGGGTTACAAAGGTCCAGAATTCTACGACACTGGTATCATCTACTGCCCATACATCCCTGTGATGGTCCAAAGGACAATTGGTCCCAATGATTTCGCGCCTCGCGTCGGTTTGCTCACTCGTTACGGTGTTGTTGACAACATCTTCGGAGCCGAGCTTTACTACCACGTGATCATAATCAAGAATCTTGGAACACCTTTTGCACCTGGTGCAAGTGCTAAGTACTTCTAATCGTTAGTACCTCAACAGAGCTGGTGAAATGATACA